ATATTTTTATTATAATTAATTTATTTTTAATTTCATGTTGATTAATTTATTGTTCCATTGATTCTTAATATTCTCATAAATTTTTAATTTCTAAAGCATTAGAATTCTATATCATTTATACAAAGAGATTCAGTTTTTAGATAGAGTAAAATTGTGTAAAATTAACAGAAAAAACAATTTTTGGTATCAAACAAACTAATACTTTTCAAAAAGTGTAATTAAATTTAACTATATCATATCATATAAAACACAAAAAATTTGGAGGTAATGTTAATGGTACAAGTAATAGGTTCAAAGCACTGTGCTAGATGTTCAGCTGTTAAAAATATACTAAAAAACAAGGGAGTAGATTTTGATTATCAGCTTCATGAAGAAATGAATGATGATACTATAATCGAAAAAGCTAGAGAAGAAGGATTTATGAGTTTTCCAATGATTATTAAAGATGGTCAATTTACTGATTTACAATCTGTTTAAAAATATAAATATATAATATAAGGGAGAGATAAATAGCTATGCAAATTGAATTTAGTTATGAGAAAGAATTTGACGAACTATTCGAAAGATTGAGAGAGAATTATCCTGACGAATTATTTGAATTAGATGGTTTAGGTAGTAATCTTGATTTAAATAAGTTCAGGAACCAGTTCTTCGATTCAGACGTTACGGCAGATGGTTCTATTGATCCAAATGCTAATGTGTCTGATGTATCAGTTATCAGTTATAGTGTAGAGTCTAAGAAACCAATGCATAGATTAGATAGTTATTATAGACTGTGGAAAACTCTAAAAGAAGAATTTAGCTTGGATGAAGCTAATGAAATTATAGAAAGAAATATTATTGGTGATATTTATATTAATGATATGCATGGAATATCTGCAGGTAAAAGCTATTGCTTTAACTTTAGTACTTATGACGTAATGACTAAAGGTTTACCTATGGTTAATAAGATAGAAAGTAAACCTCCTAAACATTTATTATCATTTATGAAACAATTGGAGCAATTTATGGTACTTGCGGCTAATAGTACATTGGGAGCAACAGGTATTAGTGATATTTTACTAGTAATGTCTCTTTATATTGATAATATACTTAAAGATAAAGAAGAATCGCATTTTAAATTTGCTACTGATGGAGATGTATGGAAATATGTTAGGGAGCAATTAACTAGTACTATTTATACATTAAATCAACCTCTTAGATCAAATCAATCAATTTTTTCTAATATAAGTATATATGATCAACACTTCTTAGAAAATATGATCAATGATTATATTCACCCTCAAACAGGAGCTACACCAGAAATTGAAACAGTTCAAAAATTACAAGAAATGTTTATTGATATTATGAATGAAGAACTTCAAAGGACTCCAGTAACTTTTCCTGTAACTACTGCTTGTTTTAGTGTAGATGAGAATAACAATCTTAAAGATAAAGACTTTTTAGAAATGATTTCTAAAAAGAATCTACCAAATGGATTTATCAACATTTATATGGGTGAAACTTCCACTCTATCTAGTTGCTGTAGGCTTAGATCTGATACAAGTAACGAGTATTTCAATAGTTTTGGAACAGGATCAAGTAAGATCGGCTCCCTTGGAGTTGTTACCATAAATCTTCCTAGAATTGCTTTAAAATATGATAGTAAAGAAGAGATATTCAAGCAGTTGAGACACTTGGTTGGAGTTTCTAATAAAGTTAATTATGCTAAAAGAAAAATTATAGAAGATGTAATTGATAAAGGTAAACATCCACTGTATACATTAGGATTCATGGACATTGACAAGCAGTATCATACAGTTGGAGTGAATGGTTTTAATGAAATGATTGAACTTATGGGTGAAGATATTTTAGAAGAGGATGGAATTCAGTTAGGTAAAGATATCATCAAAACTATTAATAATGAAAATGATAAATATGGTCAGGATTTCGGAGTTCCAGTTAACTGCGAGCAGATTCCTGCTGAAGGAACATCCGTTAAGTTAGTTAAGAAAGATAGAATGATTGGACATTTAGATGATAGTTATGATTATAAGTTATATAGCAACCAGTTCATTCCACTCACTACAGGTGCTGATTTACTTGATAGAATTAAATTACAGGGTACGTTTGATGAGAATTTCTCAGGTGGAAGTATCGGGCATTGGAACGTAGATACTAAGCTTAAAGATTGGGAGCAAATGGCTAATTTGATAGAGTCTTCTGCTAATATGGGAGTGGTTTATTTTGCTATTAATTACATGCTAGGTAAATGTGAGAATGGACACATGAGTGTAACTACGGGAGAAATCTGTCCAATTTGTGGTTCTCCTATAACAGATCATTATACGCGCGTTGTGGGGTTCTTAGTAAACACAAAACATTTTAACAAGACGAGGAGAGAACACGACACTCCAAATAGAAAGTTCTATCCAAGTATAAGTGAGGCTATTTAATATGATGAATATATTTAAAATAGACTTTACACTAAAATATAATAGTTTAGATATATACTTAGCGGGTTGTAACGCAACCCCTAAGTGTACCAATTGCCACAACCCCGAGCTGTGGGGCTTTTTAAAAGGAAAAAATTATAAAGAACATTATAATAATATAGAAGAAAAGATAAATGATTATCCTGATTTGATAGATAATATAATGCTTTTTGGTGGAGATCCAATGGATCAAGATATGACTAGTTTAATTGATTTAATTCAATTTTTAAATCAGTTTGACGTGGATCTATGGATGTTCACTAGGTATAAAATAGATCAAATTCCCAAGTATATCAGAAATGAGTTAGATTATATTAAAACAGGACGTTATTTACCTGAATATAAAACTGATGATAATATTCAATATGGAATGGAGTTAGCAACTTCTAATCAGAAAGTACACAAGATCAAATAACAAATAAATACAATATTCTGCTTTTGCTACTAAGAATCAAGGATATGGATATGGATATCTCCTTTCAGAATTATAAATAAATGTGACTAAATGTAATGAAACCACCTCATGACTAAAAGTCGACGAATATTTTTATGTGTTTGCCAGTATAGCTTAGTTGTATCCTTGATTCTTATTCATATAAATAGGTAATAAAATGCACTCCTAGTATTTTTATTCTTACCGTTTTTCGATATAATAAAGGGATAATCTTAATTGATTATCTCTTTATTATTTTTTCAACATTATATTAAATATTAGTAATTTGAAAGGAATGATAATATGGAAATTATAAATAAGATATTTAGCAATCCAGTGGAATTTATATTTGTTATTTCTGGGTTGATTTTGGTGAAATATCTGGCACAATATACGTCTAGAAAGATACTGGAGCATGATGAGAAAGTGGCAAAAGTACAATTAGAAAAATTAGAATCTGCCATGGTACAACTTGAAGAAATAGTAGCCGTGACGGTAAGATCTTTAAACCAAGAGAAAGTAAATGAATTAAAAGAAAAAGGAAATTTTACTGAAAGTAGACAGAAAGAAATACTAGAAGAAGCAGTAAATAGAATAAAGAAAAATTTAAATAAAAATTCTTTAAATATTTTAAATATAGCTATTGATCACATTGATTGTTTCATCAAAGACATCATACACGCCACTATAGATGAGATGAAAAATAATGGGAACTAAATTTAGTTTAAAACTTTCGGGTTTTCATAAGAGAATATTCAAAGACAAAAAACCTTATTTTAAATTTAAACTATTAGAAAGTATGGATGGAGAAAATTATGAAGTATTTGTGGCAGTAGATAGCAAGAAGAGACCATTTTTCGGAGGTCACTTTAAATTTTAATATAAATACAGTGATATTTATTAAATATATAAATATCACTGTTTAATACCTAATTTAAACATATATTATTATATTGAAAGAGAATAAACTATTTTAATGAAAGGTGATGAATATGTATGGATATTTTACAAATTTCAGTTTCAGATAATGATATCAGGGAAAACATGGAGGAATACAAGCTACCCGACAAAATAAAAGATGAAGTAATTAAGATGTTCAATGATGCAGGCATCAAAGAAGTGATCCAAGAGGGGATTGAAAGAGAATTTATGGAAGAAATAACAGAAGAAAAAGAATATGTTATTAAAACCTACATAGAAGATATACTAGATCAAACTATAGGAGATAGTGTAGGTAGAGGATTAGAAGATGAAACTGTCAATGAAGATAGCATGTTTTACCTTTCAGTTGAAGATATCGAAGATAGTGAACTTGCCGAAGTTAGAATAGAAAATCAATTAAAAACTAAAGAGAATCAAT